TTGTTGAAGCAGCTCCTGTCGGACCTGTCGGACCTGTGGGACCTGTTGGTCCAGTCGGACCAGTTATTGTTGAAGCAGCTCCAGTTGGTCCTGTCGGACCTGTTGGTCCAGTTATTGTTGAAGCAGCTCCAGTTGGTCCTGTTATTCCTTGAGGTCCAGTCGGACCAGTTATTGTTGAAGCAGTTCCAGTTGGACCTGTTGGACCTGTTGGTCCAGTCGGACCAGTTATTGTTGAAGCAGCTCCTGTTGGTCCTGTTGGTCCAGTCGGACCAGTTATTGTTGAAGCAGCTCCTGTCGGACCTGTCGGACCTGTCGGACCAGTTGGACCAGTTATTGTTGAAGCAGCTCCTGTTGGACCTGTTGGACCTGTGGGACCAGTTATTGTTGAAGCAGCTCCTGTCGGACCTGTTGGACCTGTTGGTCCAGTCGGACCTGTGGGACCAGTTATTGTTGAAGCAGCTCCTGTCGGACCTGTCGGACCTGTTGGTCCAGTTATAATATCTTCAACAAACAATCCCATATTATATTATTCCTAACTTAATCATCATCTTATTCACTAACACTCCCAATTTTAATTAACGTTTGAAATTGAACAAATCAATATTTACTATTCCTTGTTTGTTATCTTTTTTTGGTTGATTATATGTACTACTATTCTGAGTTATAGTTTCTGCAGTAGTACCTTCAATCATAGGAGAATCTTTTTCTTGAATTACCGGAAAAAACTTTCTCCATAATTTAATACCACCTATAACAATACAAAATATAACAATACAAATCATAATAAATTGAACACCCAAAACAAAAGACTTTGCTAAATTCTTTCCCGGTATAAATCCAGTTACAAATTTAACCCAACTAAATCCTTCATTTCCTGTTCCACTCATATTAAGCACCTTTCGGTATTAATTTTTCTTTTATTTTTTCAAGCAAACTATCACAAACATTAATTATATTTCTAACTACTTTTACAATAGAAGCCGCTTTTTCTACTGATAAAAATAAACTCAATAGATTTACAATACCAGTAAGAACTTCTTTAATTCCTTTCAAAATGGTCTGAATTACGGCAATAATAGTTGCCCCATTAACCTTAACCCAACTTAAAACTTTCTTAATTAATCCAATAATCTTACTCATATTTAAGTACCTCCTTATTTGACCTTATTTCACTAACTCTTATACCTCAAATAAATCAATAATTTTCATACCCAAATAAATCAATGATGCCATTGTGACTGGTACCCCAACAAACATTCCTACCACCTTATAGATTTGTTTTGAATTTTCTTTAAGACATTTAGCAGGTTGGGCTATGAATTTATTATAAAATTGGGCATTATGTTCTTTCATACCATCAATTTTTTTATTAGTATCTTTTACATCAACTTTCATTGCCCCTAATTGATGAAACATTGTTTTGTTTTGTTCAATCAAAGTAGCTGCATTTTTATTTAATTCATCTATTGCTCTTTTATCGTCTTGTCTGCCACCATTAATTTTTTTTGCTATCCCTTCAACTACCTCTAAAAGTTTTCTTTCATCCATAGCCGTAACTCCTTGGCTGATGTTATTTTATTTTATTAAGCTGCTCTATTTTTTCTTTCATTGGATACTCAACCATAAAATTGGAACTCTGCTCATGCAGTGCAACATGATTAACTATGCAACCACAATCAACATACATTTTTATACCTTTTTTCCTGAGTTCCATTGATAAATAAATATCAGCTCCTTTCTCATCACCCCCAACTGTCTTATTTATACCATCCTCATTAAAAGTCCAATTTGTTTTGAACATAGGTTTTTCCAATCCAAGAAAAGTACACCTTGTAAATAAAACACAACCAAGACCTACAGCAAATACTTCTATTAGAGCATCTTTTTTATATAACCTTTCTTGAAGATACGGATAATTCATTTGAGGATGTTTGCCCAATATAACAGGTACCGAATGAGTACCTTTTGTAAAGCATAAAGCACCAACAACATCTTTACTATGCAATAAAAGTTTCTGGTAAACTTCCTCTACACTATCAAGAGACATATCACTATCTATAAATAAAAGATATTGATAATTAGTCATAAGGAAATTATCAACTATTTGTTGTCTTGCTTTAGCTTGAGTTTTATCATAAGTATAAAATAATCTATCTTTAGGATATAAACAAAAATGAATAGCCACAGATGTCATTAATTTAGGATGAACAGGCCTAACTATAAAAGGAATGCCAATTGCTAAACTTGGTCTTTTGTTAATGTTCCTTTTATTCATTTCTTTTTTCTACCCCTTTTAAATTTCATGGAACCGGGCTTTACAGGTTTTTTTGTTACGTCCTTTTTAAAATCTTTTTCTTTCTTCATTTTTTTATCCTCTGGTTTTGATTCTTCTTTTACTTTTTCTGGTTCTTCTTTTTTCTCTTCTTTAAAAAATTCCCAACCACCTGTACCACCTTCATTATTTTCTTTTATACATTGTCTTGCCCGTTTCAATGATAATTCAATAACTGTACCTTTTTCTGAGTTAGCAGCAGGCTTAACACTAAACCCAACTTCTCTACCTTCTTCAGTATAATCACATCCAGAATAGGGCTTTGCCCCATGATACACAATAAACACTTTCTGTTTCATTTCTTCAGTTATTACAATTTCTGATTGAGCATTCATAATTTTTTCTTCTCCTTTGTTTTAATTATCAAGTTTATTTGATAATTTTTATATAATGGGGTGAGGCATTATTGCCCCACCCCTAATCTTAACTTACTTTACGAAAGTAAGAAATTGATAACTGCTCCAGTAAGGTTATTTGCTGTTGCACTCTCGGTGTTTTCAAAGTCCTGTCTTTTCTTAATAACCATTATCATTTGGTCAGTCTCAATTGATTCAGCCATCTTGATAGTAATTCCTGACCTATCACCATAAAGGAATACATTCTTATTAACAAGGTCAATCATTCCTCTATTAGTAGTAGTTCCATCATACACACCAGAAGCATTTAGATTCTCTCTACAATGTTCTGAAACAACTACAGGTATACCATCAAACGCCCCAAGCTGCCCGGTTAATACAATGGCATTAACCCCAAGTTTATCAAGTGTCTGGAAATTGGTAAAAGTAGTAAGCATTGAACCATAAGCTGCTACGCCAATTACCCAAGCAAGGTCGGCAGGATTAATACCGAACTTAGCCATTTTAGTTCTTGCATTTCTCATATCAGTAGGTGTTAAAGCATCTCCACCGGCATTAATCTTAGCTCCACTATTAGTCAATCTTCTGTAACCATTCCATGCTTTCCTTCTGTCAGTAGCTGCAGTTACATCACCATCCATATGAGTGCCATCAGTATCGCCATTGATAGTTGCACTTTCTTCTGCATTAGCTAATGCAAGAGAAATTTTATTCCTAACAAAATCAATGATATTAATTATACTGTCAGCTTCAATTTCATCACTAAATACTACTCTTACAGCTAATTTCTTAGCCGTAAATGTAATCTTAGCAGTACCTGGAGTTGCTGCTGTTATCTTATTCCCTTCAGTAGATGTATTATCAGAACTTGATTCAGCAGTAAGATAGGCATCAATATCTGAACCTTCAAGAGGCAATATATATGGATTTGTAGGCATTGGAATCCTATTATGCAATGCTGCAACTTTGAGTAACAACCTAACTTTGTTTATAAGCGTAGCAGAAAATCCAGTAGGCACAAATTCATCCCCTGAACCAGTAGTAGTTGAAACAAGAGCCTTAAATTCATCAAAGTCACTAAACTCATCAAATCCAATGGCCCTTCTTTCCTGAAAGGATTTTATTTTATGCCCAATATACAAAGCATCATTAAGGTCCTGTAACCTTTTAATTTCGGGTGTTACAGGTTGGCCTAAAATAACTTTCTTAAAAGCATAATCAGCAGAACCAAACTGCGGGGCTGCCAACATGAACTCGCCTTTTCTTGCTTTCTGTTTTGCCATGTCCTTTGCTTTCAGTTCCAGGTCTTTCTCTTTTTTCTCCAGGTCTTTTCCTTTTTTATTCAGGTCTTCTTCTTGCTTAGTTTTCTGGGTTGTCATAACTTCTTTCATAGTACCTTCGACAATATTCTTAATCTCTGCTTCTGTTTTGCCTTCAGTACTAATTCTTTTCTTAACTGCAGCAAGAAGTTCTTCAACACTCTTTTTAGGTATTTCAACTGAAGGAGCAGCGGCTTCGATTTCTCTTCCATCTTCGCCAACTTCAACTTCTTTTAATTCGGTATGTTCACACTTGGAACATTTATCTACCTTTGATTCATGTAATTCACCGCACTTAGTACATTTCCATTTTTTCTTCATTTAGTTCTCCTTTTGTAAATGGAAACATAGATGCCTTATGCATCCAATTTAGTTAAACTCTTTATTAACATTTCAATATCTTCTGTTTTAATTTCATTAATATCTATCTCAAGTTTCAATTCTTCTAATACTGCTTCTAATTCCTTAAGATTAATTTCTTTTTGTTCACTTAATTTTCTTAATCTCTCAATCAATTCTTTTGATATAATTAAATTTTCAGATACTGAAACAATAGGCTTTTTCTCTTCCTCAGTATTATTTCTTGCACTTGCTTCTTCATCAACATCATCAACTTTAAATTTCAATTTATGTTTATGCCCATTAGCTTCTATAGTATCTATTAAATTATTTATAATATGCACATGTTCTAATTCTTCAGTAGTAACTCCTCTTATGTTACCATTTTCATCTTGTAAAATATCAAACGAATGAAAATGTTCTTTTATTAATTCTGATTTAAAAGATTCTGTTCTACCATCAAGTTTAGTTACCTTATCCCCAAAATCTCTAGCCTCAGCACTTCTACCAGGACCAGGTCTTTCAGCCCTTCTCATTTCTCCGCCGCATTTTGAACATTTTATATCTTTACAATGCTTTTTAGATTCTACTTTATTGCCGCATTCTACACATTCGCAATTATAAGTTGCTTTATCTTCAATCTCTTTCTTATCCAATTTTATACCATCAATTATTTTATCTGGATTATCAAGTTGCTTTACTACCTCTAATGTATTTAATTTGGTTATAAAATCAGTAGCATCTTTACTTTCACTTAAAATCTTTCTGCTAAACTCTTTCATTTCTATTGGCATTGGATTAACTATAATGCTTGAACTCTTACATTCTATATCACTACCACAATCTAATGCCTTTGAAATATTAAACAAACTAGGTGCATTAGCAGGTATTGTTACGACTGCAACTTCATACAATTCTAAATCTGTTATTGTCCTAATTTCACTATCAGTATCTTCACTAAGTTCAACTTTTTTAATTTTGAAGCCAATACTAAAAGCTTTTAAAATTCCTTCTTCAATTAATGACCATATCCTTTCAACAGTTTTTGATATTTGTGCAACTATTCGTAGACCACCTTGTTCCCCTTCTTTATCAATTATAGTTGCATCCAATATTTTACCAATAGGAAAAGCCCAGTCATGCATAAATGTCAAAACAGGATTTTTCATGAACTGCTCAAGGCTGCTTTTGAAAGCTTCAGGTTTGACAATATCATCTTCTCTGTCAATAGCTGCTGTGCTTGCCATGCCTTCAATTATCCTACTGTCTTTTTTAGATGCTTTAAACTCAAAAGGAATATGTAATTTAATATCCTTTTTTAATCCTTTTTTCATAACAACCTCCATTGGGACTGTAGCTTTTATTCCAGTTTTCATTAATACATCTATACAATAACTATCTGTATCGTTTATTATATTAGTAAATGAATGGTCAAATTCATGAATACCTTTAATATCAAATTTATATTTTCTGCACCATTTTTTTACTTCCCCTATTGAATAATGTTCTCTATCAAAAGTAATAGAATGTATATCAATCTTTTTTACAGGTAAAGTTTTATTGCCATTTTTAACTATGAATTTATACCTGCCATTTAATAAATTAATATCTGCCATTAGAATGCTGGGCTCCCTTTTTCTCTCATTTAATCCTCCTAACTCGGTTCAGCTTCGTAAACTTCTACGCATCTACAATTAACTACTTCTGCTGCTGCCCCACCCGGTTGATGAGGATAGAGTAATCCAGTGGCAGTATAAACCTCATCCATTGGAATACCCTTATCCATGCTCTCATTTTCTGCATCAAGATGATTGCCTCTGACTTTTCCATCTCCAGCAGTTATCCAACTCTTTCTCATTTTAACCCCAGCTTCTGTTGCCTGAGTTGCTCCTTCAAAATTACCAAAACTATTTGCAGTATTAACTTCTGTCCTTGCTATTGTTCTTGCCCTTCCAACCGAAAACTGAGTAAACATATCACTTATTCTTTTTCTTATTGTTGATATGCCAACTTTATCATCAAATCCTCTCTGTATTAGTTCCTTTAAATGTTCTTTAGTAGTACTGCTTACATGCTTAATTCTTTTAGCTGTTTCTACTGATAAGAAATTTTTTAGTCTTTCATTAATATCTTGAAATTCTAAGTCAGCCCCAATTTCAGAATTGATTTCATCAATAACTCTTAATCCAGCTCTTAATAATGTTTCAGCTTCTTTTGGTTGTACATCATTAAGCATTCTTGCACTATAACCATTTTCGTCATATAATTGCTCAATTAATACGTCAATGTTAATATCTTTCTTTAATTTTTCTGTTACTTTTTTTCTACCTTTAAAACGATTATCAAATTTCTTTAGTACTTCATCTCTTTCATCTAAAAATTCCTTCTCAAATATCTTTGTCATTTCTTCCGTATCATTATTAATAGTAATTGCTACCTGCTTATAATAAAGCTTTCTAAATTGTTTTGAAAATTTAGGATAATTTAACATTCTATTTTCTTCTGCTACTGGTGGTTGTTCACCAACACTATCTAGGGCAACCAAATTAAATGGCATATAATACTTATCCATTTTTTCATCATCAGCTGTTTCGAATCCTAAATCTTCTCTTGCTTGATTAGGAGTCATTATTGCACTCTGTACCAAATCAATATTAACTTTTGCCCGGTCTTCGAATGAATCTTTTAAAGCTTCTATTTGCTTTGTGCTAAATTCTAATGATAATTTTGTTTTAGATTTATCATTTTGAAAAGAAGCAACCAAAAATACATTAAACATCTCCTCAATTTTTTTCATTTTAGGAGTTAATGTATTTTCCCAAAAGAACTTTTTCTGTTCCTGAGCGTTAGCTTTTATAGCTGTTTCAAATATTCCAACTACTGCAGGTGGGACACCAAAGACAGCCGTAATTTCTTCCCTGCCCATTTTCTTTTGGTTAATAAAATCCATATCCTTTTGAGTTAATGAAACTGGTTTATATTTCAAGCCAGCTTCCAATAAAGCTATCATGTAAGCATTTTTCTTGCCTTGGAAACTTGATTTAATTTCTTTCTTTAATCTTTTAAACACTTTATCATTTAATGTTTCATCGGTTTCTAATATGCCACTAAACCTTGCCCCATTTTCAAAGAATTTTTTATTAAATATATTAGATGCTTGTTCAAGGTCCGTACTTGTCCTTGCAGCTTTTAAAGCAGTTAAACCATCATAATCATCTTCTGGGTCTGGGTATCTAAAAAATATAATTTCTTCAGGTTTATACTTTATACTCTTACCCATTTCAGTAGTATATTGATACCCCTTAATAAACGTTTTCTTATCTGGGATAGCTTTCATTTTGTTAGGATTTAATAAATACAACTCAACGGGCTCTTTGCCATTATTTTTTCTTTCAATAAAAGCTTTACCAGTAGCTTCTAAATCTATCATTATTAATTCCATAAAATTAAATCTTGTAGTATACGGATTAGGATTATTTACTAAATCTAATAAAGGATGGTCTATTATTTCTTTCTTGTCTATTTTTTCTTTTGTCTTTGTGGTTTCAAATAATTTAAAAGGTATATTTGCTATACTCGCTGAAATCTGAAATATACAAGCATAAACCCAAGCTAACTTCTTAAATAAGGATAAATTATTTTGACTATCAATTACTTTAAATAAAGAAGTATCAAGGCCTTCTTCTTCAGTCACCCTTGATACTTTTAATTCTGCAGGAGCAATTAATCCAGAACTCATTGGCTTAAATTTTTTCATATAAACCCATCCGCTTATTAAGATTCAATTGTGTATTTTACCTTATATATAAAATATATAATAATAAGAATGGTTAAATTATAAAGAACCAGATTTATAGATTATCAAGTTTATTTGATAATTTTAGGAGTACGTTTTCTTGAGGATTTTATTGAATCTTTCTAACGGATATGGAAATTCATGGACTTCAAGAGGGAGCGCATTTGCAGCTTTATTACCGTATTTGTTCCTATAAGTACTTTCAAATTTATCGTATTTTATATCATTTATGATTGGCTCCTGTAAATGATAATAATAATATTTAAGCTTCAATAATAATAACATGAACGTCATTTGCTTTTCTCTCAATTCGTTTCTTTTTCTTCTTTTAAACAGAATCTCTTTCAATTCTAATTTAAGAGCATCATATATTTCTTGTTTAGATTTTAGTTTATTATTCCTAGATTTAAATTTCATATAATATATTATATCGATTCTATTGAAATATCTTTAAACAAAAAAAACCACCCCAAAATTAATCGGGGTGGTTTTTAATCCAAACAGCCTCCTATTTTTTAACAAACAATTCAACCGCCGCTCTGAATGCTTTGTCTTTTAATCTGGCACCATTGCCAATCCAAATTGAATTTAATCTGTTGTTCATTCTTGCATTGGTATCTTTACCTCTTGATGCCCTTTCATAATCAACATACTGAACAACTGAATTATATAACGCCCACGCACTATCCTTTATCCCTTTCATGTTATTGAATTCATGGGTTGCATATAATTCTTTGATTTGCATTCTTACATTTTCAGCTCTTTTATTCTCACTGTTTTCCTTATCCGGAAACAAGACCTTCAAATAATCATTAACTTTTTTATCCTGTTTGATTATTTTCTTTGCCATTAAATTCATTATACCTTCCAATGAATTATAATAATCAATCGCAATCCCTAAAGCCTTCTGAGCTGTACTTACTCTACTATCCATTTGAGAACTGTGTTTAATCGATATGCCTTTCCCATATTCTCTATTGCCTAACGCCTGCGTTAGCGTGTTCATGCAAACAACTCTTATAGGTGTAAAGAACATTTTTAAGCAAGCCCTGCCGTCATGCCCGGTGGTTAATAAGAGGTATTTCTCAGTAATGTCATCCGTTTTTTTTATTCTCATTTCACCAGGCAACTTAGCAAGTATCCATATTCTTGCCCCATTATTTAATGAACCAGCGACATGATATATTGCCATATCCTTGCCAACTACTTCATCAAAAAACCCAAAACATTCAACGTTCTGTTTTATCTTATACACGTTACCAACATTGCCAAGAACAATATTTTTATCCGTTCTTATTGTTGCATAACTATCAGGCATCTCGATTTTCTTTTTATTCACCTCAACAAACATTGGAACTTTTTCAACTTTCCAATCTAGTCCGGCCTCAATTATTGCTTCTTTCGCAGTCGCAGGTTCTTTCAATTCTTTTCCAAGACCGTGCCAAGGAACTGCACCATAATACATCAAGCTATCATTTTCTTTAATTTGACTACTCATTGTCTTCCCCCCTTGTGTTATAAAACATTGAATATCTGTCCCTTAACTCTTTTGGCAATCCCGTGAGCTTACTGACAAATGTCCACTCTCTGGGAATCTTCGCAGCTACATCAGAAGGAACTTCAACTTCTTTTATCCTCCCACCGAACTGTTGCCGCTCTCGGGCTAATATCTTCATGTCTTCCTCCTTTTTAGAATTATTTTTCCACATCATTTTCTTTTAGTTCCTTTTACTCTTTAATAAGGAATAAACAGATACTAAAATAATACTACAAGCAAAACAAACAATAATAAATCTTAGTATAAGTTTAAAGGTCATCTTTTTATTCTCCTTTCTAATTTGTTATTTCAATCCATAAATCACATTCCATATCATCCAAATTCCAATTCCATTCTTCTATCGCCTCCTCAGTAGTTTGATTTGTAAATTCTCTGTAAGCCACAACATAATCATTAGGCAAACTTAACTTATAATATTTATAGTTAAGTTCACTTTTATATATCATTAATACTGTGGCAATAATAATAGATACAAAACATATCCAATAAAACAATACTTTCATTTCCACCTACCTTTCATATTATTCTTGTGTTGTGAGTTAGATCCCAAAAACTCATCACCTTGAATTTTCGGGGCAACTTACTTTTCATTTTATATAATGCAACGCACGGTTGAACTCCCTCATTAAATTCCTGAGTCAATTCGCCATCAGGAAATAATGTACTGCTCCCATCAATTATATCCTTATAACGCAATTTGAACTTTATCATATTATTTTTCCTTTCTTTTAAATTTTAATTTCACCATCTCGGTTTTTATTAATTCTATTGATATTTTTTCGTCCTCATTTCTATCCCAATTTTCATTTAAATTAATATCTAATTCAATATTTTTTTTGCATTCGCTAAAATCCCAATCGTCAACTAGGTTTACCCAATCCTCAGTAGTATAATTCTCTGCGTTGTCGTAATTGGTACAGTACAAATCTATCAGCTCGTACCAATTATTATTATTGTGCGTGTTGTGCCGCTCCGCCAATTCTCCGTCTATTTTAACGTAAATATCCCAGTCTGTTGAGCCGTGCTGTGCGTGTTCTAATAATTCCACCAATTCCTGTCTGCTGATTTCGATAGTTTTCATTTTCCCCTCCTTTCTTTTTAATCAAACATTGATAATCCAAAATCTTTCCTTAACTGTGCTTTATACCCAGCTCCCAAAGTACTGCTTTTCAACACCATTTTAACTGCTGCTACTTTGTCAATTCCACCATCAATATATACCTGTACATCCTTCTTGTGTTCTTGATATTTTCTATCTGCCCATTCTTTTATAGTCAATGTATCTGCCATTTTCCCCTCCTTTGTTTGGGTTCCGTTTTTATGTACTATCTGCTCCATATCTATAATTATATAGATTAATTAGTTTATGTCAAGCTTTATCTCAATTATTATTACCCCTCAAAATACCCCCAAAATTAGCCCATTTTTCAATCTCTGTATAGACGAGAAACCCTCAGATTATCAAATAAACTTGATAATTGATATATTGATATACCTGGAAATAATACTTGGTGGGTTCTGCAATTTTCATAGAAAATGCCCCAGAAGTAACTCTGGGGCATTTTGAAGTTTCAAGTAGATTTTAGACAGGAATTTTAGTTGCTTGCTTTAGGTAATATCCTATACATTCCAGTCCCGCAAGTTCCACATTTTCCCTTCAGTGCTTTTCTACCATTCTTCATGGTAACTTCCTGTCCATCAGTAATGTCTCTTTTCTGTCGGCACTTAACGCAATAACCCTGTATCATTTTCCCACCTCCTTTTTAAACCCCCCTATCCTATCAAACAAACTTTCTATACTTACAAATTTTTCACTATTAATAAATTCTTCAACATCCATTTTTTCAGGCAGAACTAATTTTCTAATCCTAAAATCTTTGGGACAATTTTTAATTGTCCTTTCTGAAGCATTTGTTCCAGCAATATCTGCATCATAACAAGTAATAATGTTTCTGGTATACCTTGAAATTAACCTGGCATGGAAAGGAGTAAAAGCAGTTCCTAATGTTGCTATTACGTTTTTAATTCCTTTGTTATACAAACTAATCAAATCAAAAAAGCCTTCAACTATTAATACCAAATTTCTTTTTACTATTTCTTCTACTGCAAAATTCAAACCATATAAAACTTTGCTTTTATTAAATACTATTGAATCAGATGAATTAATATATTTTGGGGTTGTATCATTGCTTAAAACCCTCCCTTGAAAACCAACTATATTATTGTAAACATCAAATATAGGAATAATTATTCTATTTCTAAAAGCATCAAATATATGCGGGTCACTTTTTATTACCAGCCCCAACAAAATCATATCCTCCAACTTCACTTCATTATCTACAGACCAAGAATACAGACTGTTCCACGAATCAAGCGCATAACCAAGCCCAAACTTTTTAATTATTTCCGCATCAATATTTCTACTTTCTAGATACTCCTTTGCATCAATAGAATTAACAAAATTAGATACTGATAATTGTTTATTATATAAATAAGAAACTTCTTTATTTACATTATATAATCTATTCAGAGATGACTTGAAAGGGTTTCTTAAAAATATGTTCTTTCTTTTTGCTAACAACCTTACCGCCTCTTCGTAATTTAAATTCTTCTTATTACTTATTGTTAAAATGTCTTTTACTTTTATATTATTAGCAACAACTATATCTTCTATTATCTCTTTAGTGATAAACATAATATATTTTCACTATAATCATAATCACCATTATCACTATTGCAATTTCTACTGGATGTCCAAAAATAAAGTTAATTATTTTTCTTTTTAACATTCTTTTTTACTCTCTTTTTTACTTCCTTATTCTTAGACTTTTCCCTGTACTTTTCTTGTTTCGATAACAACACCTCAAGCTCCACCTTAGACTCATCTGCAATATCAAATATAAAATCCTTTTGCCCGCTACTCTTATGTATCAATCTATTATTAGCTTTTATTTTCCTTTTGATTTTTTGTTTAGTCATGTTATCTCCCTATTACAAGCAGTTATAAATGTATCAGGGTCAATTTTATTATAATGACTAAATGTATTGGCCAAGGCATTTATCATACCATCAAATTCACCTTCAACATTATTATTTTCATTTTTAATCCTATGATTAAATAATGCTAATGTATTTGCTACTTCATCATGAATTCTATCCATTGTAAATTACTCCTTATTATAATGTTTTAGTTAAAGCTAAGGAGTGATTTATAACCATTACATACTCTGTGTGAAAAGAGCTATTATGTATAATCATAAAGCACTCCTATTGTGGCTTGTCAAAGGGCTTTAGTCCTTCCAAAAACTTTTTCTCATATTAACCACCTTACCTTTCAAATTATCTTCTATCAAGTTGTTGATGACATTATATTATATTGATTTAATAAGAATTTGTTTAACGATTTTTTCATTTATTTTAATTTAATTAGTTTAATAACTATCAAGTTTATTTGATAATTGGTTTTCCTTATTGTCTATTTCTACAGGGTCAAATTTTATTACAGTTCCTTTAAATCCATTTTTCTTTAAAAACATAATCTTGCCTTCTTGAAATAAATCAAACTGTTTCCTAATCCCCTTACTCTTAATAAAATCCTCAAGCAAGTAATCGGTATACCTACAAAATGTATAAACCTGCCCGTAATTATAACCCAAACATTCTATTTTACTTTTTGTGCCCTTATTTTTTTTATCTATTATGGATAAACCAAAAATAAAAATAACAACAAGTAACATTAATATGATTATAAACACTATCTCTTGTTTAGATTTCATTTTAACCCCTTGTAATTATTTTATTTTTATTACATACTTCCATTCACAATAAGGACATCCATAATAATAGCTGCACTGTCTCCATATACTATAAACTAATCCGGGCACCACAAAACAACACCATAAAAATAATTCAATTAAAAATGAACCTTTAGCATATCTCTTCTTTCTTGCAAATTTATTTTTACAATTTGGACACTGATACATTATACCCCTCCTTTTTATTCCACTTCATTATCTCTCCTTTATCTCAATAGCTAAAATGGTTAAATGTTTCTTTGAATATTTTCCCTTATAAATTCTTCCGCAATTAGGACAAGGTGGAATAATTTGTCCATCAGATATCCACCCTTACAATTCAGTAAATAATTTTCTAAGTCTTCTAAGAAAATCCAACGGTTTCACCATACGCTTTTCTGCATCAAGAATAACGTACCCCTTACCAGATTCCACAATAGAGTAAACTGGTCTCTCTGTAAATTCAGCACTCCGTTTATTAACCCCTTTCATTGTTACATGCCTATTTATTTCTGCTATATAAGGATTATCATCAAGCCATGCATATACTTCATGTAAATCAAGTGGTTCTCCTTTATAAAGGGCCTGATATATTTCTCTTATTACTTTTAAATCGACTGCTTCATCAACTACCGAACGATATTCTGGTCTACATAGATCAGAATCTATTTCTATTCCAAGCGTTTTAAAAAGATGTATGTGTTCTTTAATATATGAAGTTATAGCTGGTCCTCTATAAAATTGATGTGTATTACAAAGAGCATTATAAGATATAAGTTCAGAAAGGGTTCCTTGAACCATTGTCATGTTTGATACATAAATATAATCATACCATTTTTTTTTAAATGCTTTTACAAAAGATGAAGCACTATTAATATCAAATATAGGACAATCACATGTAACCCTAATTACAGCATCAGCTTCTTCTTGTTGGCATAAAACAATATGCCTTGCAACAACATCCTGTTCCGCTCCTGCATACCAACCACACCCCAATCTTTTTGCTTCTTTGATTAAAACTTCGTTCTTAGGATGGTCTGAAGTAGCAAGACAAACAGCATTAAGCCCTTCAACTTTTTTCATACGTTCAACAATAAGTTCAAACATTGTCTTACCAGATATCTTCTTCATTACTTTACCTGGAAGACGGGTTGAAGCCATTCTTGCTGTAATAACTCCTATTACTTTACTCATTTTAATTCTTTTCCTTTCTTTCTATAAAACCCCTCAAGAAATCTTTTATACAATACCTTATCAATAGGAAATTTATAGAACATTAATCTGTTTCGTATTTTAGCTATCAGCATAAACAAACTATTTTTTATTTTATCTAATGTATTATCTATTTGATAGTTTCCTAATCTGACTGCTGATTCCATATTTATATAATATGATGCTGCTTCAGAATATTTTCCATTAACCTGCCATGGCCGTATCTGCTCTGTAGAAGTATAAAGGTCTATAATGTCTTTACTTGTCCAACTATAAAAATCTTTTGGCTCCATAAGAATCTCTTCTTCTAAAAGTTTCTTTGTCAACTCACATTTAGGATATGGTCTGAATGTTCCTATCCCACAAGTAAAAGATTTATACTTTCTTAATTTATTTATAAATAAAATTGTTTGTTTAATATCCTCTATTCTTTCCCCCGGTACTTCTATCATAAAAGATGACCTTGCTATAATACCAAATCTATTACACTTCATTACTGCAAGCTCTGATTGTTCTGGTATTATTCCTTTCCTCATTAGTTGTAAAGTTCTTTCCGAACCCGATTCAACCCCAAGTGTTAATTGAACAAGCCCCGAAGATTTAAGAAGTCGAAGAGTATCATTATTTAACATATTATCACTAAAATAATCACACCTGCACTCTGCATCCCAAGTAATATTTAATTTTCTTTCTATTATGCGCCTTGCTATATTTTTTACACGATTAATATCTACAAAAAAATTATCATCTATTATTTTTAAGTGAGTTAATTTGTATTTTTTAACAACAACATCTATTTCGTTTACAACCTTAAACACACTTTTCTTCCTATAAATATTATTGTTTGTTACTGCATTAACACAAAAGGCGCATTTGGAAGGGCATCCCCTGCTACTCTCATAAGGAAGCCACCTCATAGGTTGTTTTACTTTTTCTGAAAGTTTATCGGTTAAACTGCTTGTAATAAATTTTTCTATATTGTGGTCAAGATTATATTCTGGAGTAGGTAAAAATTCTATGTCTACTATCTTCTTAGTAAATATTTTTTCTTTTCTTTCTAACTTCGTTTTAAACATTTCAGCAATACATACTATGTGTTCTTCTCCTCCGCCTACTATGACATAATCAATATCATCACAGTTTGCTACTTGCTCTGGAAAAAGTGTACAGTGCATTCCTCCAGCAACAATTGGTAAAAGATGATACCTTTCTCTTATATGCCTTATTATAGAATACACACTTGGTACTTCTGAAGTTAACATAGAAACGCCCACAAATAATGCGCCCAGTAATTCGTTTCGTAATGTTTCTGCAAGGTTACTTTCAAGAGCACAGTTTATAATGCAAACATCAAAGTTATATTTCTTCAATGATGAGGCTAAAGAAATTAATCCAAGTGGAGGATAATTATTATAGTTATATACATTCTCTGGTCTTATTAATACTACTTTGTTTGTCATTTTCTAAACCCCCTACAACGATAATAGTCATCCCAACTCATCCATTGGGGCTTACTATTTATTATATATATTTTTTTTGGCCGATATTCAAATAAATTAGGACAAGTATAAGGAACAACAACTACATAATGCCCTAATGTATGGCGCTTATCATTTTCCCAATATCCTGACTTCTGTGCTTCTCCCCCGAATGATAATACTGAAATTAATATTAACCCCAAACTAATTAATATTTTTTTCATTTTGATTGCTCCTTTACTATGCAAACATTTTTGAAATCATAAAAGCTTCAGCAAAATAAAATCCCGATTCTGACCCTCTTACTTTTGCAAGAGCTTTCAAAACTTCCCCCGAACGTGGGTGTGGGTCTAATCGTACTTCACCCTTGTATGCTTTCATCGCTTTTATTTTTACTTCAATACCTGATTCACGAACACCAATATATAAATTAGGCTCCCATTGAACTGGTTTTAAATAACCTGTACTACTTGGAACTTCCCCACATAAAACAGTAATATAATTATTTAAACTGGGCCTTGTGGCTACCACCACAGCCTCATGGCAATAACGATGGTCAATATTAGTGCAATAACGATGATGAGTTAAAATCAAATCCGGTTCTACTTTATCAATTATTTCTTCCAATAAATGAATTAACCCCAATAAAGAATTCTTATCCATTTCATTATCGGGGCAGTTTCCTAAATAAATATTTGGCGGGTCAATACCCAAAATAACTAATGCTTTTTCACAATCTTTTCTTAGTTCATTTAAATCCGCATTGCATTCTTTTTCACTTTTAACATTGCGTCTACTACGAATTCCTGTTGCTGGTATTGCAACATGAACTTCAGCCCCACCATTAATTAATTTTTGTATTGTACCACCAGCTGCTAAAGTTTCATCATCAGGGTGGGCAAAGAAAGTGAGTACTCTTTTATATTGACTTAAATTATTCATTCACTATCTCCTTTTATTCTAGTAATACGGACATCAGCTAAAATTTCATTTGTCTTTAATGCTGGTCTTGTTATCTCATATCTAAAACTATCTCTTTCTAAAAATGCTTTAGGATAACCTTCAGCATCTAACATCCTAATATGGTTGAATAAACTTTGCAAACTATCATTATTTATAATTTCACTTTGATTAGGTTTCCGCCTGCTAAAATACATGCTTTTACCAGTCTGTATTCTTGGTATTGGATTGTCTGTAATTATTGTTTCAATCATACCAGTTATAATATATGAAGCCCTAATAAAAATTTCTTCAGCCAACCCTTCTAATGATAATGGTCTTTTTAAATAAACCGGACCAGCATCAAGTTGGCCCGTCATTTTAAAAGCTGCTATAACCGTTTCTTTATGCTTATAATAAATTAAATTCTGTAACGGACTGCCACCTCGACCATAAGGTAAATCTGTCATATGAAAACAAACACAAGTTGTAATATCTAATATTTCATCCAAAACAATCTCACTCCAATGAGGAAAGAAAATATACTTAGGATTAATTGCTTTTATATTTTCTACTGTAAGTTCTTTAGGGTCTGTAATTATCCACCACTCACCTTGGCAGTGTTTAATCTCTTCATAAATTTTAATATTCCATGGCTTTGTGGTTGCTACAATATAAGTTTCATTTTTCATTATTTACTCCTCGGACCAACAGGTCCTTCTGCAACACAAAAAATTGCATCCCCATTTCTAAATCTAATCCTATTATAATATACTATTATTAATCCAACCATCTTTAAATATTTTTCTATTTCAGTCCTTGAAAAATGTCTATAATGAAATCTACTTCTCATTGGACAAGTAATATGAGGCATTGTAATTATAAGTTTCTTTTTAACTAAAGAACCTATCTTTTTAAAAATTTTATCAGTATCTTCAATATGTTCAATCGATTCAAAAGCTACAACAACATCATATTTACCAGCAACCCCTAAAGCCTGCCCATAAACAAATTTAATATTAGGTCTTTTATGATGCTTATTAGCATATACAATAGTTTGCTCACTATTATCAACACCAGTAACAGTTTTTGCTTTGTGTGATAAAATATGAGAACCATAGCCACACCCACAACCTAAATCTAAAACAGTATCTTCTTTCGAAATATAATCTAGTGCTGTTGCATATCTTGCTAATTGACAAGACTCAAAATCAAAAAGACTTTCCCTTACAACCCGTTCACCACTCCATAGCCCCTTATTTGGTACTTTCGGTTTTATAATTTTTCTCACCCTCATATCTTCTTCCATCAAATCTTCTCCCTCATAAAATTTAGTGCCCGGAAATTTTTTAAACTTATACCACCCTTCTACTAAAAGTTTATTCCTTTTAATAAAATCTAAAGTCATTTGTTTTTCTGCTTCTGTTTCAGTTGGTGTGTTATACATAAATGAAGCAGAAACAGTTAAATCTATTGAACGGGCTATATCAATACATTTTTGATTTTGTTCTACAGTTATATTCTTTTCTAATACTTTTAAAATTCTATCACTTCCACTTTCAGCACCAAACCTAACTATAAAAAATCCCATTGCTTTCATTTTCTCAGCAGTATCTAAATCAAAAATATTTGCCCGAATAAAACTTCTGATACTTAATCTTTTGTTTAACTCTTTCTTCATCCATAATTCATAAATTTCATTAAATCTCTTTTTATTAGCAATAAACAAATCATCTTCGATTCTTAATATTTTTATTTGGGGATAAGTTTTTAATAAATATTCTACTTCGTTTATAAAATACAAAGCACTATGAAATCTTGGCTTGCCCCAGAAACTTTGAGAAGAACAAAAAGCACAATTATGCGGACAGCCTCTTGAAGTAATAATAGGCATTTGAGTACTTGTACATTTTCCTCTATCTGGGAATTTTATAAAATCTATATCTTTTATATTTTCGAAACGGAGTATTTTTTTATTTGAACCTTTTATAATATAATCTAAAGCCTGTTCGCCTTCCCCTTTAACAATATGCCTAAAAGGATAATCTTCTAATTTATTCCAAAGCGTTCCTTGTCCACCTACAACTATCGGTATCTGACTTGCCTGAACTATTTCTACTGCTTCTTTAACTCCCCAAGCATTAGTTGATAAACCAATCAAATCGCAGTCTCTTAACTCAGATTTTTCATTAACTATTTCGACATCGGCATGGCAATTGGTTTTCAAATAGCCTAACCCTAAAGGATATTCAGTATAAGAAGAAATTTCATTTCCACATTGATAAAGTTTAACTAGCATTTAAAATATCCATTTCTCATCTCATTCATCTTTTCTCCTTTCTTTTTTCATTTAGAATATCCATATAAACAATTTATATAACGCCCACAATACACCAGTCACAATGACGCATATAATTGACAACAACACCAAAATAAACCCTATACTTAAAATATCATTACAATTTCTCATTTCTTTCTCCTTTCTTTCTCCTTTCTTTCTCGAGGGCGGCAACAGGACTTGAACCTGTGTGAATTTTGCCTGCGTTAGCAGAGGCACACTGTCCCTCATAACATACCGCCCTCTTATTATTCTTCAG